ATTGCACAAGGAGAAACTCCAACAGCAACGCAAGTAACAGAAGCTGCTGAAGCTCTCAATATGTTTGTTAAAGAACTACAAGCTGATGGTATGCCATTATGGGCACTAAAGCAGTATTCAGTTACTTTAACTGCCACCTCTACATATAACATTGGAGTGGGGCAAACAATTAACACACCAAAACCTTTAAAAGTTATTGGTGCTTTCCTACATAACACCACAACCAATCTAGATGTACCAATGGTAATTCTTACCCGTGAAGAATACAACAGTCTAGGAAATAAAACAAGTACTGGACAACCAATTCAATTGTTTTATGAACCATTAATTGATTATGGTGTTTTACATATTTTTACAGTTCCTGATTCCTATGCAATTGCAAATTGTACAATTACATTAGTGTATCAGCGACCTTTTGAAGACTTTGTAGCTTCAACGGACACTCCCGACTTTCCACAAGAATGGTACAACGCTATTAAGTTTGGACTTGCTCATCTACTTGCTCCTGAGTATGGTCTTCCTCTCCAAGAGAGACAAGATCTTGCCAGTCGTGCTAGGGAGCTTCGTGCAACTGCGCTTGGCTTTGGAACTGAGGAAGGTTCTGTGTTCTTTGGGGTGGATAAACGAGACTGGTAATTTACTATGGCAAAAACACAGCAATTCGCCGGAACACAAATAACATCACAACCTGAGAGACTAACACTCTCAGGCACTCTTATGTATCGTGATGCCACTCGCACTAAAGATCAGCGTTTCATCAACTGCTTTCAAGAAAGTATCAAGAATGAAATTTCTGACTCTAAGAAAGTTCTTTTAGTAAAGAGGCCGGGACTCACGCAAAGTACACAAGTACTTGCAGGAGGTGGTACTGCTCGTGGGTTTACTCACTGGAACGGTAAATATTATTCTGTTATTGATAACAACTCAGGCAAAATACGCAAGTACTTGCAGGAGGTGGTACTGCTCGTGGGTTTACTCACTGGAACGGTAAATATTATTCTGTTATTGATAACACCCTATACGAAAACGGAACAGCTAAACAAGTACTAACCACCTCTTCAGGTCGTTGTGGCTTTGAAGAATTTGATAATGGTGGTGTTAATTATATGTTCCTAGCAGATGGTACAGATGGTTGGGTAATTAATACTTCAGGCACTGTAACAAAGGTAAACCAAACCTATAGTGTATGGGCTGTAGCTACAGCTAAAAGTGTTGGTAATCGTGTAGTGCCAACTGTGTCTAATGGTTATTATTATGAAGTTACAGCTACTTCAGGAGTTGCCCCATATACTACTCATGCAACCACTCAACCAACATGGCCTATTAGTATAGGAACAACTGTTGTAGATAATGAACTCACTTGGACATGTATGGGTGAGTATGGTGGTTTTCCAACTCCACATATTCCTACACCAAAGTTTGTTGATGGATATATGTGTCTACCTCTTGCCAATAGTCTAGACTTTTACAACTCAGACACAGACAATATCTACGGATGGGGATCTGGTAATTTTGTATCTGCTGAAATGTGGCCTGATAATATTACAGGTCTTGCTAGACAGAATAACCAGATACTCGCCTTTGGTACGGTGTCGTCTGAGTTCTTTTATGACGCTGCTTCAGCCACAGGGTCTCCTTTTGCACGTAATGAAGGCACTGTGTTGCAAATAGGTTGTGCAGCTCCATACGCTGTGTTAGAGAATGAACGTCGCTGTGTTAGAGAATGAACGTTTCTGTATCTTCGTTGGACAGAGTTCTTCTGGTGGACGAGCTGTATGGTTGCTAGAAGGTTTCCAGCCAAAGAAGGTTTCTACAGAAGCTATAGAACGTATACTTGATGCTGAAGATACTTCTATTAGTAATGCAAGAGGATATGGTGTCAGAACTAAGGGACACCTAATGTACATTATCAATCTCACTTCATGCACTCTTGTATATGATGTAAAAGAGAAGGTATGGCATGAATGGAGTACTAATAATGCAGGAAGTCATACAGCGTTTGCATACAACTATGCTGCTGACACTGGGGCGGGATATGATGCTCTTCTACACAACACAGATGGTTATGTCTATCTACTAAGTCCTACTACTTACCAAGATAATGGTACTTCTATCATTGCTGACATCTACACATCTAAGTATGATGGTTCTACAATGAATCGTAAATTTATGCACAACCTGACAGTAGTTGGTGATCAAGGATCTACTTATACAATCAGATGGAGTGACGATGATTACACTACTTGGAATACTTTTAAAACTCTTGATACTATTCGTCCTTGGTTTGCTCGTTGTGGCTCCTTTCGTCGTAGAGCATTCGTCCTTGGTTTGCTCGTTGTGGCTCCTTTCGTCGTAGAGCATTCCATGTCCGACACACAGCTAATGAAGATTTTAGAGCTGAAGCAATTGAGTTTGAAGTAGATGTGGGAACACACTAATGGCTGGTCTACCTCCTCCCCCAACTTCTGATGCTCAAGGTTCTTATGCGTGGCTTGAGTGGTTTCGTCAACTCCGTAACTATATTTCAACTGCTGGATCTGTTCCTTGGAGCATTATTAACTTTGCTGGTTCTACTCTTAATAGTATAGCCAGTAGAAGTCACCAAGTATTACAAGCATTACAAGGTGGTTCCTCTGGTGAATACTACCATCTAACTAATAGTAAATATCTAGAACTCACTAATGGTATTACAACAGTAACAACAGCTACTGCGACAATTACAACTGAGTCAAACATAATTACAAACTTTGCTGGTACTGTAACATTAACCCTTCCTGCTGCATCATCTAGTACAGGTAAGACAATTCGTATGAAGACTATAACAGCAAACACAGTTGTTTCGAATGCTTCTAATGTTGTGCCTCTATCTAATGTTGTGCCTCTAGTTGGCGGTGCTGCTGGAACAGCTATTCTTGCAGCAGTTGCTGGTAGATGGGCAGAGCTTGTGAGCGATGGCACCAACTGGATTATAATGGAAGGTAATTAATATGGGCTATAATTGGGAAGGTCAGTGGGACGGGCAAGGAGAAGATCCCTCTACTCCACCACAAGGTTTTGCAAGAATGCCTGATGGAACTATTGCATGGAATGGTGGTGGTGAAGCTCCAATAATGCGTCCTGAGTTTAACTCTGAAACAAATCGTTGGCAGAATATGAACGGTGGTTTTGGAGCTAACTATACACCAGTAACAGCTTCCAGTGTAATGGATACTTGGAATAAAGTTCCCTCTAAATATAGAGATGCTTTATCTTCAATGCAGTTTGACCCCATATCTTATGCCACTATAAGTGGTAGTGCTCCAATTATTAACAATGATACTGATTTTCAAAATGTAGTAAATTGGCAAAAAGCCATAATGCAAACACCTTCTTTCCGAGGGGAAGGTAATTTTGATAATCCACTATCTGGTGCACTGAGCCTTTGGAATAGCGGTGCATTTATACCAATTAAACTAGCAATGGGTATGTATGCTGGTGGTGCTGATGGATTAAGTAATCTATTTAGTGGTGGTGATGTTGCCTTTGGTAATGCCTTCCTAAATGGAACTGCTGGTGCTGGTGATGCTCTTTCACAAATTGGCAACATGGCTGACTGGTCTGGTGGATTTAGTGACTTCCTGAATAGTACTTCTGATATGATTTCTGGAGGTGCTCCGACAAGTCAAGCTCTTTCTTCTGTAGAAAACATGTCCAATGGTTTGCAGAATATTGGTAATTTTACAGATCCGGGAACCACTTTTAATCCAGATGTATTGAATCCATCAAGTCCTACATTAACTCCAGACACTCCAACAGCTCTGTCCAATACAGCCGATCTCTCACCTTCATCTGACATTACTAATGGTAATTTAAATGTTGAAGGTACAGGACAAGGATGGAATCCTGGAAATGGTGAGTTGCCCAAAGGATATGATGGTGCCTATAATCCCAATCCATATAAGCCAGACTTTGGTAATGCAGTTGATGCTCAAAAGGCGATTGATTACGGATCAAGTTTGGGAACTGCGGGTTATGACGGAATGAGTATCCCACCAATGGATACTTTAGGAAGTACAAACAAACTCTCAAGTTTATTTAAAACAGTTAAAGGAGGTGGTATGAGTCTAAAAGATTTCATGACTAGCCCTATTGGTGGCGGTCAAAGAGGACTATTCCAAGCTCCTACACCTCTAGGTATGGTTGGTAAGGGTCTCAGTGCTTTGTTTGATGTGAATTCAAACAAGAACGCAATGAAATTCTATAAAACCACTATGGATCAAATGAACAATTGGGTTGATCCCAATCGTGCTCGTGGGGATCAAGCCAATAACATGTGGCTGCAGAACTGGCAGAATCCAACACAAGCGTATAGCGAATTTATGACTGGGGCTGGTCGGGATTTTGTAGAGTCGCAGCGTAGACAAGCTTCCCAAGGTGGGCATCGTGGTAATTACCTAAATTCAGGTAAAGCTGCTTCAGACTTACTCTCTGCTTTCATGAAACAGCAAAGTGCTCGTGGTGATGCTCTAGCTCATGGGTTTGTTGGTGGTAATAATAATTACGCTCAGTCTGCGACAATGGCTCCTGCAATGGCCTCTATGATTCGCAATCAATATGCCCCAATTGGACAGGCCATTAGTAGTATTGACAGAGGGTTTAATCTTTATGACCTATTTGGAGAATCCTAATCATGCCTCTAATGCAAACACAAGATACTGAATACAAACCTTGGGGTTTGTCAGCAGGGGCAATGGTTGGACAACAACAAGCTGACCAAGAAGCTGCAAATCTACTAGCCTTGCAAGATAGCATCCTTGGTAACACTATTAAGGGTGTTGAGGCTGGTCGTGCTGTGTCTGACTATAGCAATCCAGAGATGGAGCAACTCCGTCAGTCCGGAATCATGGGTGACAACCAAGTGAAAACCGCTGCTGGTAAAACAGCAATGGGAACACAAATGTCAGACATGAATGCAAAAATTGCTGAGAATGTACAGAAAGCTGGCGCTGCTAAAACTCTAACTACCATCAATCAACTAGACAATTTTTTAGCTATGGCTGGAAAAGATGGTCCAATGGGTCCACAAGCTGCTATAGCAGCGATTGCCGATCCAGCTGAACGTGCCCATGTCGCTCAATTGATACAACAGCATGGTATTGGGGTGGTTAAGGACTACTTCAGTAAACTTAGTAATGATTTAAAAACAGCTCTAGCAGACAATCCCACTGTACGTGGTAAGCTTGCTGAAGAGCAGCTAAAGGGTGATTTGCATAACAAGGGAGTTTCAATTACTGCCAATGCTATGCTTAAAGGCAAGCAGATGGATATTCATGCAGGTAAGTTTGATAAGGCACAGAAATCCGCTGAGGAATTATGGATTAAATTCCAATCTTTATCACCTGATAAGGCATATGTAGCTGCTAATGCTGCATTAACGTCTAGTAGGCATCCAATTACTGGTCAACCATTAAACGAATTAGACAAAGCTGCTTTGACTCAAGTAGTTCAATCAGCTAAGGCTGTTCTAGATCAGCACGCGGCAGCCACCGCTGCAGGTAATCCAAATGCTATATCCGCTGCTAAAGCTACTGGTCTACAGGCTCAACAAACTCCGGTACTTCCCGGAGTTGGTACATCAGGGGCTTCTGCGTTACCACCCGGAGTTAAGTTAAAAACACAAAACCGCTGAAGGAATAATATGCCAACATATGAGTACAAGGGTCATGAGATTGAAGCTGATCATGAATTATCTCCTGAGGAATGGAAGATAACTCTTGCTCACTTAGATTCACTTCCTCCAGTGGAAAGCCAACAACCTACTCCACAAATTGATGATGTAACTCAGGGACAGCAGATTGCTGCTGTCCCAATTGGGCAACATGTTGACTCACTTGCTAAGAAGCCTTTTCTAAATCGAGTTGGTGACATTTTAGGTGGTGTTGCTGAAATGCCAGCAGCTCTTGTAGGATTTACTGGAGCACTAGGATCAGCAGCACTACAATCCGCAGGTTCATTAGCTACAGGTGGTAATCCTGCCCAAACATTCAATGACACTTTACAAGCTGGTCAGACATACACACAACCACAAACTGATACAGGTAATGTGTTGTGGAAAGGTATGGGTCATGGTATTGAATGGCTTAATAGCCAAATTACAGGTGCCCCTCGTTTCTTGTCTGAAGGTATGGCTGTTCAAAATATCTACACTACTCTAGCTGAACAATATAAACAACAAAACAAGACCCAAGAAGTTCCATTTGAAATACAACAGTCTTTGAAAGCGCAAGCTGAGAAGATGTTCAAAGAAGGAGGTGGTCTAGAAGCTGACTCTCCTGCTGAGAAAGTGTCTGCTGCATCTGAAACTGTAGGTAGGGGTTTACTAGAATCAGCAGAGCTTGTTGGAGCATTAAAAGGAGGAGTTAGGTCTGTTAAGGGTACAGCCGAAGCTGCAAAGACCTATCAGGAGGCTAAGGATGCTGCTACTGCTGAACGTAAGGCGGTAAGAGAAGCTATTGAAGCTGAAATTGCTAATAAGAAACAGCCTCAACAGCCTATGGTTCAACAAGAGCTTCCTATTGAGAATCCAAACAACAAGTTTGGTGTTGATGCTTCAAAACTTTCAGTTGATGAAAATGGTATGCCAATTAACCGTGCTGCCAGTATGGAAGCCCAAACCACAGAACGTGGTGGGCAGGACCTGTTCTCTGCTGAGAACGTCCAGAAGGAAGATATTTCAAGGAACGTTGCTGCTTGGGAAGAACCACCTAACAATGATGCTGGTGTAAAGCAAGCACAAGTTGAAGCTGCTTGGGCTGAGCGTGAGCGTTCTAGGATGGCTGAAGAACAGGCTGCCAA